GGTGATGAGGTTGATGTCGATAAAGTTGATAATGATGAGATGCTTAAGTCGGGAGACTATGGGTTATTCTCATGGGAAATGTATCCAGAATATACACTGTTTTTTTATAAGGGTCAAAATAGGGAAGTTATAGAGAGAAAGATGAATTTTTTTTTAAACTCAGAATTTGATATAGACAATCCCCTTGAATATAAAGAGGCTTTACTGAATTCTAAAGTTGATACAACAACAGGTGAGGTGGATGGGTACAAAGTAAAATATAAAGTACCTAATAATCTAATTGATGAAAAACTAAATGTCGATTAAAACAGAAAGAATAAAAGGTAAAAAAATTATTTGTGAGATTGACTCATCTACAGTGAAATTCGCTGAGTATGATACGTCCACACAAAAACTTTTAGTCACGTTTAAAGGTGAGATACAATATGAGTATAGTGAAGTACCTCATTCTATCTTTACTAAGTTTAGAATGGCAGAATCTCAGGGAAGTTTTTTTAATAAAGAAATTGGTAAAAAGTTCGATTATAAAAAAATAGAAAAAGATGGATAAAATAATTAGTAGTTTTTTTGTTAAGGATACTCTTAATCCCGAAATATGGGATAACTACGATAATGTTGAAGAATCTAAAATGAAACCGGAGATAAGAAACGGTCTTTTAGATATTGCGAACGAGTTTATTGATTTTTTGGGATTTGATATTTTTGTTCAAGATATTACTATGACAGGTTCATTAGCTAATTTTAACTGGTCTGACTATTCAGATATTGATTTACATATAATATATGATTTTAAAGAGTCAGGAGAACAAGAAGAAATATTTAAAGATTTATTTAACTTAAAAAGAACGGTGTTTAATTCACAACATGATATTACCGTTAAAGGATATGAAGTTGAGTTATATGTTCAAGATATGAATGAGCCTCATATGTCGACAGGTGTTTATTCAGTTCTTTATAATGAATGGATGAAACAACCAAAACCGGAAGAAGTAATAATAGATACGAAAAAGATAGAATCTAAATCTCAGAATTGGATGGATATTATTGATAATACGATAGAAGATGTGGAAGAAGAAATCGATTTAGATTCAGCTTTATTAAAATTAGATTCGGTTAAAGACAAAATAAAAAAATTTAGAAGTGGTGGGTTAGAAAAAGGGGGAGAATACTCTTATGAAAACTTAGTTTTTAAATTTTTACGTAGAAACGGATATATACAAAAACTGTTCGATAATAAAAATGAATTGATTGATAAAACACTCTCAATCAAAGAAAATTTATCAGATAGTTAAATAAAATAGAAAATTATGTATTTACGGTATATTTATTAAAAAAATATAAACATGGCAATCACGGGATGTACATATAGCGCAGATTCAACATACAACTTATACACTGGTGGAACTCCTACAGTTCATCCTAGTATGAATACTGTAGAATATAATGACGAATTATCAGCATACACAATAACAGAATCAATTCAGTGTAATTTAGTACAGTTAGGTGGTAATGGTGTTTTCTCTTAAAAAAAATTAAAAATGGCAGATTTAAACCCAATAGGAAGTGAAAAATTACAAGGAGACAATAAAATTAGACGTATCCTAGAAATTGCTCGGTATAACGAGACCACTCAGAATTTGAATGAAAATAAATCCGATTATACTATACAACTCGCAGATGGTAATGTTTACAGTATTGTACACGAAAAAAGTGGTTATATAGTTAAAAAAGGAATTAACGAAAGTGAATTAGATTATATTAATCCTATGAAGAATAGAAAATATTATCGTTCTTATTCACAAGCTATGAAAAAAATAAACCTAATTGCCGGTGAATTGAATAGGATTCACGAACATAACGAAAATGTTGATTTAATAGGTGAACAAAAAAAGTTTGTACTTAAGACACCTGAACCAGAAGTTGAACCGTCACCTGAAGCTTCGATGAGTGATATGGGAGGTGATTTAGATTTAGGAGGTGGAGAAGAAGAATTAGATTTAGATATGGATTTAGAAACACCTGAAGGTGAAGAAGAATTAGATTTAGATATGGATGTACCTGAAAATGATGTTGAATCAGAGGAAGACGAGATAAGTTTTAAAATGATTCAAAAATTAACAGGTAAGTTAGGACAAAAACTAAGAACATTAGATAACCAAGATGGAATGTCTTCAGAAGATATAAAATATGTTTTAAACTCAATAATATCTGCAGTAAATTTAGAGTCTTTAAGTGAAGAAGATTTAGAAGACGTATTATCCAATTTTGAAGATGAAGAAATTGATTACGGAACTGAGGGTGATATTGACATTGAGTCGGGTGATGACGAAATGGATTTTGACTTAGACATGGAAGAAGAACCTGTTGGTGATGAAGGGTCACCTATCGATGGTGTATTAGATGAAGTTTTTACTGAGTCTAAAATCGAAAAAGTATTATCAAACTATTTTGATATAACTGAAGGTGAAAAGAAAGAAACTGAAGATAAAAACGTAAAAAGGTTTATTTTAGAAAAAGTTCAAAACTCAAAGGTGAAGTCTGAAATTAAAGAATTATCAGAAACAGTAGAACAACAATTATCGTCAGAATTTATAATAAAAGAAAATAAAAATACTAAATTCTTAGGTAAAACAAATAAAGATAACTTAGTATTTGAAGTGGAAGGTAAACAACTCAAGATATCACCTAGCGGGGAAATATTATGAGACTAATATACGTCAACGAATTAGGACCCAATTATAAAGGAGATAATATCTATGAATTTATATTTTCTGACGTAGAAGAAGTGTGGGGTGAAGAATGGGATGTTGAACCGGCATCGGGGAGACCTTCACCACCTAATATTGAATACATTAAAAAAGTCGGTGTTTTGAGAAACTCAGATATTGAGTTAAACTTAGTACAAAACTCAGACTTTTTTTCTGTTTATGACTCTGTAGAAGATGTTATAGCCTTAGGGTGGGAAAAATCAGAATTAATCGAAGATGACAACATCAAACGTTTAGTTTTTAGATTTGGAGAGACGGTAAAATCCGTTGAAGATAAATTATACGAAAGGGATGTTGTCCTTTCATATGAAAAAAGTTTTGTAAATCATGAAGAATAAAGAACAAAAAATCGTAAGACTTCTTGAAGAAGGTTTCTCATATGAGACTATTAAAAAGATGTCTAATTTACATATTAATAAAATATGTGAAAGTTTGGATGAGGTCGACACCGTTAGTACAACCACAAAAGTTTATAAAGACGGTGACAAAGAAAAGTTTACACAGGATGTTAACAACATGATTCAATCAGGTAAAAAAGGTCAAGTAGGTAAAACTGAGACAGGTGATGATACTTTAACGACAAAAAGTAGTGAAGTTTCTGAAGATAGTGACTCTGATAAATCTTTAGAAAAAGAGTCAGGATTTAATCCTTATGATGGTAATAGTGTAGGTAATGATGATGGTCCTAGTAACTACGGGGTCAACCCCAACGCAGGGGGAGACGGAATGGGGATTGCAGAAGAAGAAATTAATGAAGAAGAAGTAATAGAAGCCTTATTTGGTAAACCCAAGAAAAAGATGAAAAGACCTATCGGAACTTTAACTACTTTAGGTATGTTTGAACAACAGGAATTATCTGAAAAGTGTTGGAAAGGGTATGAAAAAAAAGGTATGAAAACTATGTTCGGTAAAAAATACCCAAACTGTGTTAAAAAGAAGAAAAAAACACAAAAAGAAGAAAAAGTTAGACAGATTGAAGAAAATATTGTATCTTTGATTAAGAAAACTAAAGGGAAAGTGATAACTAAGAAAGATATTTTAGAGGAACAGCCTAATGTTGCTCCTGTTAAACCTACGGTAAAACCAGGGGTGAAACCTGAGAGAGGTAACCCTTATAAGCCAAAACATAGCCCAAAACCTAAGGCTGGAACTGAAGTTAAACCGGCAAAACCTACGGTAAAACCAGGTGTTAAACCTGAAAGAGGTAATCCTTACAAACCGAAACATAGTCCAAAACCTAAGGCGGGTGAAGATACAGGATTGCCTGAGTTCTTAAAATTTAATAACTTAAATATAAAATTTAGAGATGAGTGATTTAACTAACAAAATACGAAAGGCTGTGAAAGAGCAAATCGAATACGATGGTCCTGAAAGAATGGATAGAGAAATCGAGAGAAAAATTTCTGGTGGTGAAACACCTATTTCCGATAATCCTGCACTACCTGGTAAAGAAAACGATGAGTTTGACAATTCTTTTGCTGAATTAATTGCTTCTACAAGATTTAAAGAAGTGGTTGATAGAGTAAAAAACTACACTGGTATGGAAGAAGTGTCAGGTCAAAATGCATTTATGCAATTGCAAATGATGTTAATGCAGGCTGTACAGGAAGTTAAATCTATAGAATCCAATAATGAGGGTTATTTAGAACAATTATCGGTAGACTTAGTTAAACAAGAGTTATCACTTCCCGATGATGCGTTTCAATACGATGTAGAGTTACAGTCAATGCCAGGTCAAATAGATACGTCTAATATGATTTCTGAACCAGAAGAGATTGATGACGAGGAAGTACAACAACAATTTGGGGTTAGTTCAGATGAGGCAGAAGACGATTTAGAAAACTTTATGGCGGCTTTTGAAAAGTTTGATTTAGAGAAAGCTAAAAGAAGATTCATTAACTCATTAATACAGGGAGCATCAAAAAAGGGTCATTACATGTTTCACCTTGTTGAGGAACAGTTAAATAACATTAACCCTAGATTACTAAATCTTTATGGTGTTCTAATGTCTATTAATGATTTACTTTATTGGATAATGCCAGACCAAATGATTATGTCCGCAGCCGAAAGTGGTGATGGGGTACAGGGTTCTGAAGAAGTCGATGATACGACAGACCCACCTACTATTAAAGCTAAAGGTCTATTCTTTCCTGTATTAGTACATGAATTAATTAAAGGAGTTTATGAGGTGTTAGGTACGTCAGGATTACCCGACGACCCTAAGGCAGCTGATATGGTTATGGGTCAAACTGACACACTACCATATGAAATATGGGATTTAAGATTAGGTCCCGTTATTTGGGACAAATTTAAAGCGTCATATCCCGACAAACTATATGAAGACGACATGAGAGAAGTACAAAATTATCTATTCTCACGTTTTTCAGCTTTATCTACAGACGAATTTTTTGAAGTGGCTCGTTTAATTATTTCAGGTTCAGACGAAGGGAAACAAATTGTTTCAAAAATGGTTAATGAAATTATTGAAGAACTTAAAGGGTATGAGTATGAAGACGCAATGTCACAGTATACTGACGATGACGATGACGATAGTGATGATGGACTTTCTGACCTATTGGGTGACTTAGGTATTTCCTTAACATAAAAGTTATTTAAAATGTCTATATGGCGTTAACAAAAGAAAAGGTATTATTAGAATATGCGAGGTGTGTAAAAGACACCTCGTATGCATTAAAAACATATTTACAGACTTATGATAATACTCAGTCTAAATATGTTCCTTTAAAATTATTTCCTGACCAAGAGTATTTAATAAATGATTATGACACTTTTGAAGAAAATATAGCACTTAAATATAGACAGGCTGGAGTATCTACCGTAACATCCGCTTGGATATCTAAAAAATTAGTCACAGCCTCTAAAACTAAACCAGAAAAAATTCTTATAATCGCCAATAAACTTGATACGTCTGTTGAGATGGCAAGTAAAATCAGGGCTTTTATGGACCAGTGGCCTTCTTGGTTCGGTGTAGACTTCTCCAACGAGAAAAACTCTCAAAGACATTATAAATTAACTAATGGGTGTGAAGTAAAGTCAGTCGCAACATCAAAAGACGCACTTCGTGGATATACCCCTACGATTCTTGTGTTTGACGAAGCGGCATTTATTGAGGCTGATAATGACTTTTGGTCTGCGTGTATGGCATCCCTATCTACAGGAGGTAAGGTAATTGTAATATCCACACCTAATGGATTCGACCCGATATATTACTCTATTTACGACCAGTGTTTAAGGGGTATGAATGACTTTAAAATTACTGAAATGTTTTGGTATCGTGACCCTCGGTACGCTAAAGATTTAAAACTTATTAAATGTAATGATATTGTTCATTATATGTTAAATAGGGAGGATTACAATGACGACGAAATTATTATAGAGTATGGTCACATATCTCCTATGGAAAGAAATTTTGAAGAAATTAAATCTAAATTTCTTGAAGGGTACAAACCGTATTCTACGTGGTTTGAGGGTATGGCTAAGAAACTTAAGTTTGATAGACGTAAAATTGCTCAGGAATTAGAGTGTAATTTCTTGGGTTCAGGTGATAACGTAATACCTAATGATACTGTGGAAAAAATAAAGGAAAACTTTATTGTTGAACCAGAAAACAAGTTTATGGGTGGTGCGTTATGGCAGTGGAAAGAACCTGTTGTTGGTCACAAATATATTATGGGTATTGACGTATCTCGTGGTGACAGTGAAGACTTTACTACCTTTTGTATTATAGATTTTGATGAGAGGGAACAAGTTTTAGAGTATTTAGGTAAAATACCTCCTGATGTCGCGGCTGAGGTTGCATTCAAATGGGCGACAATGTATTCTGCCTTTGTAGTTATCGATATCACTGGTGGTATGGGAGTTTCTACCGCAAGAAAATTGCAAGAAATGAATTATAAAGATTTATATGTTGAAGGTACTAATGTTGCCGATAAATGGAAGTATAACCCCTCCACTATAGAGAAAATACCTGGTCTAAACTTTAATTCGAAGAGAGTTCAAATTGTAGCTTCTTTTGAAGAGGCTTTAAGACATAATTTTATTGTTCGTTCTACACGTCTTATGAACGAGTTAAATACTTTTGTTTATGTAAACGGAAGACCTGACCATATTAAAGGTCAACACGACGACCTTATTATGGCTATGGCCATGGCAATATATGTTGGTGAAAATTCTTTCACGAAACTTGAAAAGGTGACAGACCAAACAAAGGCTATGATGGAAAGTTGGTTGGTTAATGAAACTCCGGTAAAAAACTCATCTAAGGAATTCAATCCAAGTTTACCTGTAATGCCAGCCAATCAACACAATCATCATAGACGAATTGATGGTTACACTAAAAAAGATTATGAGGATTACGGTTGGTTATTTGGAGGTAATCGTAGATAACCTTTAATTAAATTAAGTAAAGTTTATATTTATTTAAAAAAAGATGGCTGATAATAACAATTTTACTATATGGCAAAGGTTGACTAAGGTATTTGGACCGGACTCTACCTTAGACCAACAAGCCCCAGTTTATAATTTTGATAAAAAACAAATATTAAAAACTACCGACAAAAAAGAATATGAGAGAGAGAAATTACAAGCTCAACAAACATTATATTTAGGTCAGCAATGGCAAAAAATCGAAAACAATTTATATACCCAAGCCGTTTATTATGAACCCACACGTTTAGCATCTTTTTATGACTATGAAAGTATGGAATATACTCCTGAAATTTCAGCCGCTTTAGACATTTATTCTGAAGAGTCTACCACTCCCGACGAAGATGGATATATATTACAAATTTATTCTGAAAGTAAAAGAATAAAATCAGTTTTAGCCGATTTATTTAATAATAGATTAGATATTAATACTAACTTACCCATGTGGACACGTAACACATGTAAGTACGGTGATAATTTTGTCTATTTAAAATTAGACCCTGAAAAAGGTATTATGGGAGCTCAACAACTACCTAATATTGAGATTACTAGACAGGAGAGAGGTATGAAGATTAAACCCGAAAGGAACTCAACTGAAAGTGAAAATGACTCATTAAAATTTTTGTGGCAGAATAAAGATATAACTTTTAATACGTGGGAAGTTGCTCACTTCAGATTGTTAGGTGACGATAGAAAACTACCATACGGAACATCTATGTTGGAAAAAGGTAGAAGAATTTGGAAGCAGTTGATACTATCAGAAGATGCTATGTTAATTTACAGAACGTCTAGAGCTCCCGAAAGAAGAGTATTTAAGATATTTGTAGGTAATATGGATGATAAGGATGTCGAACCTTACGTACAACGAGTAGCCAATAAGTTCAAAAGAGACCAGGTAGTCGATTCAAACAATGGAAATGTGGACTTAAGATATAATCAAATGGCTGTCGACCAAGACTATTTTATTCCCGTTAGGGACCCTAACGCACCTAATCCTATAGATACATTACCAGGGGCTCAAAACCTATCTGAAATCGCCGATATTGAGTATATACAAAAAAAATTATTAACTTCTTTGAGGGTACCTAAGGCTTTCTTAGGTTTTGAAGAGGTAGTTGGAGATGGTAAAAGCTTATCTTTACAAGATATTAGGTTTGCTAGAACTATAAATAGAATACAGAAATCTATGGTTCAAGAACTTAACAAAATTGCTATAGTTCATCTATATCTTTTAGGTTTTGAAGATGAATTGGGTAACTTTACTTTAGGATTAACTAATCCGTCTGCACAAGCAGATTTATTAAAGATGGAGCAATGGACACAGAAAATACAACTTTATAGAGATGCTGTTACTGACCCAGGTAATGGTATTCTACCTGTTTCATCGTCTTGGGCTAAGAAGCACATTCTTGGATTTAGTGATGATGAAATTAAGTTGGATATTCAACAACAAAGAATGGAAAAGGCAGTTGCCGCTGAATTAGAAAAGACACCTGAAGTAATAAGTAAGACAGGTATATTTGCTAATATAGACAAGTTATATGGTAATAAACCTGGTGAAGGTGGTGATGCTATGGGTGACGAAACAACAGACTCCGGAGTAGGTGATATGCCAGGAATGTCAACTGGTGACTTAGGTGGTGACTTAGGTGGTGACTTAGGTGGTGACTTAGGTGGTGACTTAGGTGGTGACTTAGGTGGTGATGCCGGTGGTGATTCCGGTGGGGAGATAACTCCTGAAGGATTTATTAGTAATAAAGATTTAGATATATTATTAGAAGATGATTTTATTAATGGAAAAACTACATTAGATTTATCTAAAGGAAGACAGTCGTTAGGTGAAATTGAAGATAAATTGAACGCATTACTAAATGATTGATATTTATAAAATAAAATACCATGAATTCATTCGGATTAATAAAAACTAAAATCGAAACTTTTTTTGAAAAAAATTACAAAAAAAATATTTTTAAAAAAGGATTAAAAGAATTTAAACATTACGTTATAGATGATAAATCTATTTCTGAGGCTTATTATATATATGATGAGTTATCGTCACAAAAGGGATTAAATGAAAGTATAGTTGATGATTATATATCAGAATCATTTGAACAATTAAGAGATTTAATTGATAATAATCAAACTAAAATTAACTCTTTAGGTGAATGGATTGACGGGTTACTAAAAGAAAATGTGGATAATAGATATACCGATATTGATTATCAAATCTACACTAAAAACGTTGTGAAGAACTTAGAGTCTCTTTTAGAGTCTAAATTAAAGATTAAAAACAATTTATTAAAAACAATAGTAGTTAAAGAAAGTACATCAGTTAATCTACCTCTTTCAACTATGTTAAAAGTTGCAACTAAAACATTTAATGATGAGTATGTTACATTAAATGAGTCGGATAAGAACGAGTTAAAGTATTTTATTTCTTTAGATGGTAAATCATTAAAAGAGGAAATATCCAACACAAAAAACTCAGTAATAGAAAAGTTAAACAATAACCTAAACGAATCTACCGATACCGAATTAAAAGAAAAATTACAAAAAACTATTAATAAAATTAATGAGTCGGAAAATAGTTTAACGTCTTTATATAAATTAAGACAATTAGAAAGTGGACTTATTTCATGAGAAAATTTTTCACATCATTACTAGGTGACGTTGATGGTCAAAAATCATCAAAACGATTTGTTACTATAGTTGCATTTTTCATGATGTGTGTTGCATTTGTTGCAAATATATTTATGGACATTCCTCTACAAAAATACGTTTGGGATGGAATGATGTATATTGTAGGTGCAGGGTTAGGATTCACAACACTTGAGAAATTTTCAAGAACTAAAGGATTTGAAGAGTAATGTTAGAAGTGGTACTCTAACAGTTAAAGGTCGTTTCTTTTTTTATTTACGTATATAGCTTTTTTGTGTTCCTCCCTTCTTTCAACCGAAGGTTTCGTATACTCTTTATTTTCATTGATTTTCTGCATCTGTTTAGTTCTATAAACTTTATATTTATAGTTCTTCAAAGCGGCTTCAATATTCTTATTTTTTACCTTTACTATTAACATTATACGGTTTTATATAATATAAATATATGTTTTTGACATATTACCATTATTAAACTATATTTTATTTAAATAAATAAACTTTTAAAGTTATGTTATAATATGAAAAAAGGAAAAACATCACAGCTAAAATTATTTAGTGATGTGAAATGTCATTATGGGACGGTAGATGCAAAAAATTTAAAATCACTGTATATTGTATTACAGACGTGGGTAGAACCCATAAAAGAATTTGATAATTGGGAAAGAGCGACAAGTTATTTAGAAAAAACTATAAAACAGACATTACATGAGATTTGTGACCCTTTAGTATTTGAGAAATTTAATATAGTGGATTTAGACTTAAGGAGTAGTGGAATTCAAAAAGGTAAAAGGAGTTTTATGAACTTAGAAATAACTTTATTTGTTAAAGAGTCCACAGATTTTAAATCCCTAATCTTGAGGGAAAAAATAAAAGACATACTCAGAGCGGTCTATAAAGACAACATAAAAGGGATAAATTATTTCAAAGTACATAAGAGTAAATCGACAAAAGAGTTGGTCTAACATATTTATAATAAAAAAAGTATGAAAATATTAGGACCAAACGATATAGGTAAAGGTATTTTAGTTGAGTGGGATGCTGGGTCAATAAACCCTAATGACGGTAGGAACTCTAAAGTAATTAAAGAATCCTATGGTCAGTTAGAACACTCTAAACCCTTTGAGTTTTATGCGACTTTACAGAAATTTGATACACCAAATAGAAACGGTAGAGTATATCCTGAAAAAATATTAAGACGTGAAGCCGATAATTATAAAAAGGCAATCGAGAAGGGATTATCAATATCTGAACTTAACCACCCTGAATCTTCTTTGATTGATTTAGACCGTGTTTCTCATCTTATAACAGATGTGTGGTGGGAAGGTAACACTCTTATGGGTAAGATTAAATTACTAACCTCACCAGGTTTTCATGAAAGAGGTGTTGTATCTTGTCCCGGTGACCAAGCAGCTAACTTAATGAGACAGGGGGTTACTATGGGAGTATCTTCTCGTGGTGTTGGTTCATTAGTGAAGAAAGGAGAAAGAAATGAAGTCCAAGAGGATTTTGAATTGATATGTTTTGATTTAGTTTCATCACCTTCAACGCCTGGAGCTTATTTATTCTTAAATAAAGACGATAGAGGTAAGTATGAAGAAAATATTGAAGAAGAAACTCAGAATAGAGCTACTGAATCAAATGTAGATAGTAGTTTAGGTAAAAGTGTTGACTTAATGAAAAAGTTATCCGATTATTTAGGTTATTAAACCTTATTAAAAAAAATAAAAATGGACGAAAAATATTTTGTTGCTAAAGTACAGTATGACCTTCCTGATGAAAATTCGGGTAAGGTAAAAAAAATCAGAGAGGAAAAGTTAGTTAAGGGTTATAACGTAACTGACGTTGAGGCTAAAGTCACTAAAAACTTTAAAGATTTTGTTTATGACTGGAGAATTACTGCTTGTGTGGAGAGTAAAATCGATGAGGTGTATGAATAATATACTTTAATATAATATTTTAAAAATTAAAATCGGGACTAAAATCCCGATTTTTTTTTGCTATTAGTTATTAAAATTACGCTTTTTTACTAATTGACATATTTATATGTAAACTATAATAAACTTTTTTGCAAAAAAAATAAAATGGCAGACAAAAAAACACTAGTTGAGGAAGCTTTATTGCAGATGGAAAATCTACAAGAAGCCATTACAGAAAACGCAAAAGGAATACTTGCTTCTACTATGAAGGAAGAAATCAGTGAGTTAGTAAAAGAATCTCTCGAAGAAGAAGAGATTGAAATGTCTGATACAGAAATGTCAGAACAAGAAGAAGTTCTTGATTTAGATATTGATGTGGATGACGATGGAGAGGATGACATAGAAGACGCCCTTGAAGACTTAGGTCTTGATATGGGTGATGATATGGAATCTGATAACGACGAAGAGTTAGACTTGGGTGATGAGGAAATGTTAATGACTGATTTACCTGGTGATGATTTAGAAGTCGATGATGAAGAAGAAGTTCTATTACCACTTGATTTAACAGGTGCTTCCGATGACGAAATTTTAAAGGTCTTTAAGGCTATGGGTGAGGATGACGGTGTCATTGTTACGCAAGACGAAGAGGGTATTAATTTAAAAGATGATGAAGCAGATGTAGAATATGAGATTCGTTTAGAATCTGAAGATAAAGAAGAAGCTCTTGCAGAAATGGAAGAGGAGGAAGTAGTTTATGAAATTGAACTCGGAGAAGATGACGGAAACTATTTTGGTGACGCAGCTGAAGACGATTACTCACAAATTGAGAAGTTGAAGAAAGATGCTCACCACGATGCTGAAGAACATCACAAAGAGGAACATTACGAAGAGTATGGTGGTAAAAAAGGAGATGAGTCTAAGTCTCACAGAGATTACGAAGCTAACGAAGGTAAGTATGGTGGAAACAAAGGCGATGAGTCTAAGTCCCACAGAGATTACGAAGCTAACGAAGGTAAGTATGGTGGAAACAAAGGCGATGAGTCTAAGTCCCACAGAGATTACGAAGCTAACGAAGGTAAGTATGGTGGAAACAAAGGCGATGAGTCTAAGTCCC